CAACTACCGATATGTTATTGACCGAGTTGGGATTGAACGACATTTACTACGAAGTTCTTCAGACTTATGTAATGTCTTTTGCTGTTCACAAGTTTGGATTAGAAGGTAGGGGTTGGGATTCTATGAATTCGGAAAACTTCTTGGCTAAATATACACCCGATGCTCAAGGTCATTTATCAATCCACCACGACTCATCAGATTTGACTTGTTTAGTACAACTTTCAGAGCTTGATGAGTATGAGGGTGGTGGGACTTGGTTTTGGAGACAAAAAAAATTATTGAAAGCTCCGATTGGTCATTGTACTGTTCATCCTGGAAATATAACTCACAAACACGGAGCACGACCTGTTAGCAAAGGTAAGAGATATATTATTGTTTCATTTATGAAAAATTTGGAAAGATATTAACGATACTATTTATATATTGAGGTATAAACAGGAGAGTTAATGGCAATTCAAATTCCAATATGGCCGGGTAGTAGTTCGTTTTCTTCAGTATCTGCGTCTTATTATACGGGTTCATCTACAACCAAACCAACACCATTTGGTTTTTTTGATAGTGATTCTGTATTTAAATCAGACGCTGATAATGTTGCTAATTGGTGCGCAAACCGATTGGGTTATCCAATTATTGATATTGAATTACAAGATATCAACTTCTTCGCTTGTTTTGAAGAAGCAGCAAACGAATACTCTTCACAAATTAATCAGTATCGTGCAAAAGAAAACCTTTTATCACTCCAAGGTTCTAATTTAAACAATACCCTTGCTAATAAACAACTAAATAATAATATGCAAGGGGTGGTAAACCTCGCTAAAGATTATGGAACTGAAGCAAAGACTGGTGGTAGGTTAACACACTATACTGGCTCTTTCAGTATGGTAGAGGGTCAACAAATTTATAACTTAAACGATAGTAGTGTAGTATCACTTGAATCGGGTTCGGTTTCTAATGGTCTTACAATCCGTAAGGTATTCCACGAAGCTCCACCCGCAATCGTAAGATACTTTGACCCATTCGTAGGAACGGGTCTTGGTTCGCAACAAATGATGGAAACGTTTGGATGGGGTAATTACTCACCGGGTGTATCCTTTATGATGCAGCCAATGTATGATGACTTACTTCGTTTACAAGCAATTGAGTTCAACGACCAAATTCGTAAATCTCAATACTCATTCCAATTAGTAAACAATCGTATTAAAATCTTTCCATTACCGGTTTCGGGTGATGCTGGTGTAAAGGTTTTCTTTGAATACACTTTGGATACTGAAGCAAACAATCCAATTGCAGCGTCAAATGTGGTTAGTGATTTTTCAAATGTTCCGTTTGAAAGACTATCATATAGTGATATTAATTCAGCCGGTAGACAATGGATTACCAAGTATACACTCGCTTTGGCTAAAGAGGTTCTTGGCGCTGTTCGTGCAAAGTTCTCCGCTATTCCAATTCCGGGAGCAGACATTACTTTGGATGGAGCTGACCTACGAAATGAAGCTGCTACTGAAAAAGAAGCACTCCTAACTCAACTCAAAGAAATGTTGGAAGCAACATCCAAAAAAGCCCTTATGGAAGCAAAAAGAGATGAGGCTGAGTTCCTTGAATCTACACTTGCAAGAATCCCACGACCAATTTACATAGGATAAGAAGATGGCGTTATTTGGTGGTCAACGAGATATGTCCCTATTCAGAACTTTGAATAAGGAACTTATCAACGATATTATTGATACTGAAGTATACTACTTTAAGTTGGTTGTAGATGAGTCAAATACCAACTTATATGGTGAGGGAACCAAAAAGGTATACTATAATCCTGTGAAAATTCCTGCTCTAATTGAGTATAGCGCAATTGAACAAGTCTCCGATGATTTTGGTCAGTATTACACAAGAACTGCTGAGTTTAGATTTTTGCGTGATACTCTAAACGATGATAAAGACATTTTCCCTGAAGTTGGTGATATTATTAGTTGGAATGATGAGTATTTTATGATTGACTCTATAAATGAATCACAATTCTTTGCTGGTAAAAACCCCGAACATTGGGATGGTGGTGTTGAACAAGGTTATAATATTTCCATTATATGTTCAGCGCATATGACTCGCCAGACTACTCTTAATTTGGTAGACAATCGTTTTGGTAATTCAAATAGTACGACTAACACAATACCAGTAGGAATCTAATGGCAAATCGTTATAGAGTGACCGACCCAAATAAACCAGACTTGAAAAGAACTCAAAGTTCTACACAAGATGACCCCGTATTGAACAAAGCTAATCAAGTTCGTAGAGATACTGATAGTGTTAAAAACATTTCAATTGGATTATACGACATTGACCTTGCGTTTAAAGATTTCTTGGAAAAAGATGTAAGACCAATGGTAGAAGAGGGTGGTCAATTGGTTCAAGTACCGGTGATGTATTCAAATCCAGAAAAATGGAAGTCTGCTCAAAGAGACCTTTTTATGAGAGACCCAAATGGAATGATTTTAACACCTGTAATTGTGTTCAAGCGTAATTCTTTATCTCCAAATACGGATATGGCTAAGTTGAAAGTCATAAACGCTGAAGATGCAAATCAAATGTTTGAGAGAACATATACGAGAGACAATAGATACGACCAGTTTTCAGTCTTAACGGGTCAGAAACCATCCAAAGAGTATTATTCAGTTGAGAAGCCGGATTATGTAAATGTTGAATACTCCACTATTATTTGGTGTGATTACCAAGAGCAGGTAAATAAGATTGTAGAACAAATTGTGTTTTTCCAAGGTCGTTCTTTTGGTGATAGATACAAATTTATGGTTAAAGCTGACTCATACTCATTTGAAACACTCCAAGAAGTGGGTGAAGACCGAATTGTAAAGTCAGAAGTGACCCTTCAAGTGAAAGCATACCTATTGCCGGAGTTTGCAGGTGTTAAAAACAACACACGAAAAACATATTCAGTTGGTAAAATCATATGGAATGAGAGTTACGATTTGTAATTTGATATTTATACTATATTAAAAAGATTTTATTATGGAAAAAACAGTTATATCACTTACCGAAGAAGAAGTAAAGAACATTAATGAGTTGCAGGGTGGGATGATTCAATCATTAGCCAGATTAGGTGAGATTGAAATCGAGAAGCTGCAACTTGAGGGAGTTTACAAAGCTTTGAACGCTGAAGTAGACCAACTTGTAAGTCGTTACAATACTTTGAAAGAGAACGAGGGTAAACTCGCACAACAATTAAAAGAAAAGTATGGTGAAGGTGTTGTAGATTTAGAGAAAAACACTTTTACTCCTAAACAATAATTATTGTGTTTCCCTAATTTTCTTGGTATTTATTAGTAAGGAAAATTCCAAAAATAGAACATTAGGAGAAAATAATGGCTGAAAGAATTGTTAGTCCAGGCGTCTTTACGAGAGAAAAAGACCTTTCATTTTTACCACAAGGTATTGGTGAGATTGGTGGCGCTCTTATCGGACAAACTGTTAAGGGTCCTGCCTTCGTTCCAACGAAGGTAGAATCATTCAATGAGTTCCAACAAAAATTTGGTGGTTTGACCGAAGATTCTTATCTTCCATATACCGCACAATCATACTTACAAGACGCTCCAAACGCAACTATCGTTAGAGTGTTAGGTTCAGATGGTTACACCGCACCAACACTTGCATTAGTAGTTTCATCATCTGCTGGTGAAAAAGTAGGTGCTGTATTACACCCAACTACAACTACAAATGGTAATGATTTTGATTTATCAACAGTAGATACTGCTGCAAGTGCCTCTTTGTTCTTGTTAACGTTAAGCGGTTCAATTTCAACAACCGCTACTTCAGCGTCAATGAACCCAAGTTCTGAAAACTACTTTACTAAAGTTTACGGATACGCTCCTAAATCTTCTAAAGTTGCTTACACATATTTGAACTTCTCCACGTTCCAATCACAATCATTTGCTACGGCTGAAAACGTTAAAGTTTCTCTTGTTCAATTTGATACTGATTACACCAAGGAATACTCTCACGCATCAACACCATATATCAAGTCTCAAAAAGTTGGTGGTGTTGCTACAAACTTATTTAAAGTTCACACTCTTTCTCACGGTACTGCTACAAACTACGAGTTTAAAATTGCTATCCGTGATGTAAAACCTGCTTCTGAAGTTCCAGGTTCCGAATACGGAACATTTAGTTTACAAGTTCGTAGAGTTGATACTGCTAAAATCCCATACTCTATTTTTGGACAAGGTATTCAAGATGCTGATACAAGACCAAATATCGTGGAAGAGTTCACAGGTCTTACACTTGACCCAAATTCACCAAACTACATTACAAGAGTAATTGGTGACCAATACATCACGGTTGACTCTGATGGTAAATTAACAATTAATGGTGATTACCCAAATAATTCTGCTCACATTCGTATTGAAGCTACGGATGATGTTAAAAATGGTGCTATTGATTCTACATTAGTTCCTTTTGGATTCTCAGCATTAACTTCACCTGTTCATAGTGGGTACACTTTACCAGACCCAACTTATGTTGTATCTCAATCTTTAGGTGGTGTAACCAATACTAAAGTATTCTTTGGATACTCATACGACTTCTCTACAACTGACAACTTAAACTTCTTAACACCAACTCCTGATTCTAATACTGAAGTAGTTGGTTCTGATTTTGATTTGGCTACTTGTAATTCAGGTTCTACTACTGTATCACTTTCTACAAGTGGTATTGACTACAAGAAATTTATGGTTCCATTCCAAGGTGGATTTGATGGTTGGGAACCTAACCGAGTAGTTCTTACTGGTAATGCTATTACCGCTGGAAACACTCAAGGTTTGGATTGCTCTTCCGCTACCGCTGCTGGTACGGTTGCTTTGAGAAAAGCTATCAACGCAATTTCTAATCCTGATGAGTTCGACATCAATATGGTTGTCACTCCGGGTATCTTACATAGACTACACTCGTCAGTAACCACATTCGCTAAGGATATGTGTGAAGATAGACAAGATTGTTTTTATGTAATGGATGCTGGTGCATATAGTGATTCAAACACCACGGTTGTAAACGCTTTAACTTCGTTTGACTCTAACTATGTTGCTACTTACCATCCTTGGGTTAAAATCCTTGATACTGACAAGAACAAGCCAGTTTGGGTTCCACCAAGTGTTGTACTTCCTGGTGTAATCGCTTTCAACGATTCGGTTGCTGCTGAGTGGTACGCTCCCGCAGGTTTGAATCGTGGTGGTTTAACCGATGTTATTGAAGTTAAGTCTCGTTTGACTCACGCTGAAAGAGACACACTTTACGAAGGTCGTGTAAACCCAATCGCTACATTCCCTGGCCAAGGTGCTACGGTATTTGGTCAAAAGACTTTACAAGCTAAACCATCCGCTTTGGATAGAATCAACGTTCGTAGATTGTTAATCGCTGTTAAGAAGTACATCGCATCTTCTACACGATACTTGGTATTTGAACAAAACACCGCTGCTACAAGAAACCGATTCTTATCAATCGTAAACCCATACTTGGAATCAATCCAACAAAGAAATGGTCTTTACGCTTTCAGAGTGGTAATGGATGAGACTAATAATACTCCAGATGTGATTGATAGAAACACGATGGTAGGTGAAATTTACTTACAACCTACCAAGACCGCTGAATTCATTGTCTTGGACTTCAACATTCTCCCAACGGGCGCTGCCTTCCCTGGTGCATAATTTGAAGAATAGTATATTTATAAGAAAGATTAGGAGAATTTAAATGGCAAACTTACTCACACCGCAGGAGATAATGTTCACAAACTTTGAACCAAAAATGTCAAACAGGTTCATTATGTATGTGGAAGGAATCCCAGCATATCTCATCAAAGCGGCTAATAGACCAGAAATTAACAATGGTAAGGTAACTATTGACCATATCAACACTCGTAGATATGTAAAAGGTCGTTCAGAATGGCAAGATTTGAGCATCAGTCTTTATGACGCAGTAGTTCCATCCGCAGCTCAAGCTGTGATGGAGTGGGTTCGTTTGACTCACGAGTCTGTAACAGGTCGTGATGGTTATTCTGACTTCTACAAAAAAGACATTGTATTTAATTCATTAGGACCAGTTGGTGATAAAGTTGAAGAATGGACATTGAAAGGTGCTTATATTCAGAGTGCAAAGTTTTCTGATATGGATTACACAGGTGAAGATTTAGCAACTGTAGATTTAACATTGACTTACGATTACGCTATCTTACAATACTAATTTAGGATTGAAAATTGAAAGACCCCACTTCGGTGGGGTTTTTTGTTTTAAAAACTTTTAGTTCTATATTTATAGATAGTTTAATAAAACGGAGACTAAAATGATTAATGTTATTAGAAGCAGAGATACTAAAGTTGTTTATTCTGTTGTTAGCGAAGGAACAGTTGTAATTTCTGAAGATGGAACTACCACATATGATGGTGATATTTTTGTCATTGATTCTGAATTTCCTTACACTTGGGAAAATGGCTATGAGTGTGTTCGTGTAGAAACTGAACTTCCAGAAGATTGGCACGGTGGAAAATACATATTTGATGCTGGTACTTGGACATTAGTATAATATAAAAAAATAAGTTATGACTCAAAATCTAAATGATGACTACGAAAACGAAAACGTAGTTGAACAATTACGAAAACAACACGAGATTAAGGAACTGAAAAATTATCAGTTTCCTACCGAAATCATTGAACTACCATCAAGAGGACTTATCTACCCAAAAGACAATCCCCTTTCAAGTGGTAAAGTTGAGATGAAATATATGACTGCAAAAGAAGAGGACATTCTTACAACGCAATCGTATATTAGAGATGGTTCAGTTCTTGACCGATTGTTTCAATCCCTAATCATATCAAATGGTGAAGGTCTCCCAATCAAGTATGTTGACTTGGTTACGGGTGATAAAAACGCTATTATGATTGCTGCTCGTATTTTGGGTTATGGTAAAGACTACGAAGTAGAAATCACCGACCCATTTAGTGGTAAAAAGCAAAAAGATGTGATTGATTTAACACAATTTGAAAACAAAGAATATGATGGGTCATCACAAGTGCAACTTCATAAAAACGAGTTTGAATTTACTCTTCCACGTTCACAAAGAGTTGTGACCTTTATGGCTATGACCGAATCAAAAGAACGTAAAGTAAAGTACGATGTAGAAGAACTTACCAAGGCAAATCGTAAAATCAAGGATGAGACTTCACGAGAATTAACAACTCGTTTAAAGACTATGATTTTATCGGTTGATGGTGAGTCTGACCGAAAGTTAATTAGTCATTTTGTAGATAATGAATTATTTGCAGTAGATTCAAAAGCATTGAGAGGTTATATTGCTGAAGTTATTCCTGATATTGACTTAACTTACGAATTTGTTTCAGAAGAAACCGGAGAGAGGAGGGAGATAGGTCTACCATTAGACATCACCTTTTTTTGGCCTAACTCCTGAATATAGAAAACATTTACATACGGATATATTTGATTTAATATATCACGGAAATGGTGGATTTAATTTTAGTGATGTTTACAATATGCCGATTTGGGCTCGTAAATTTTATGTCACGAAAATTATAGAATTCAAAAAAGAAGAACGAAATATACAAGAAAAAGAGATTGCAAAAGCAAAATCAAAGGCAAGAAGATAATACCCAACCTAAATGTTGGGTATTTCTATATTTATAGGATATAACACGAGGTAATTAATGAGTAAAATCAAACCATCCAAACTTAAAGAAGTGTTGACCTCAAGGGGTGTCAATGAAGGTTTCATTGATGCTCTTGTAAATATCATATCCAAAAGAAAAGCAGACAAAAAGTCAAAAGAACTTACTGACAAGTTAAAAAAGACACAATCTAATTTAAAACAAGATTTTATTGATTTCTACGGAAGTTATGATAAAATCCCTGATAGTGTTAAGAAGGTTATTGAAAGGTAAGTAAATGGCGTCTTCGGCTGATGAAACAAGGAGAATGAGGGATGCGGCTTTAGAAGCCCGTGACACCTTTAGAGCAATTTCTGATATTATGTCAGACCAATTGGCGACTTCACGTGCGTCTGCTGACCAAATGAATAAACTAAAAGAATCCTTAAAAGGTATGTCTTCTATTGAGGACCAACTTTTGGAAGTTCAACGCCAGAAACAAGAATACATTGAAGAACAAGTCAAACAAGGTAAAATCCTAAACAATGACTTACTGAAACGATTTGAATTAACCGAAGACCTACTCAAAAAAGAAAAAGAACGAAAGGACATCCAAGAACAAATAAAGGATATGCAATCCGAGTTCAAGGATAATCTATTGGGTTCGTTAGGAACTTTGGGACAAATGGTAAAAGCCGGAAGTGCTTTTGGAGCCGGTATGATATTGGTTCAAAAAGCAAGTGAGATGATTACCACAGCGTTTGAATCCACGGTTGGTCTCGCAAAAGAACTTTATACTCAAACCGGAGCTACCGCTGCAGAAGCAGCCAGACTTGGTGGTCAGACAATGGCTGCGATGTTCTCTATGGAGGGTTTATTGTATGGTGGTGAAGCTCTTGCTAATGCAGCAAAAGACGCATCTGAATACTACGGAACCACACGAGTAATTACAGGTGATATGCAGAAAAACATCACCGAATTGACCGCAATGATGGGTGAGGGTGCTGGTGCTGCTCAAATGAACGCCATTTTAGAATCAGCAAGTGGTAATGCTCGTCAAATGACCGATGAGATTAAAGACATCGCTCAAGAATCAGGTGTAAACGCATCCGAAGTGTTTAAGGAAATGGGTCAAAATGCTAACTTGTTAGTTGGTAAATCTAAAGAAGAAATTAAAGTTCTTGCAAGAAAAACGGCAGAGTTAAAAAAGCAGGGAGCTTCAATGGAGTTGATGAATTCGGTGTCCGGAAATATGTTGGATATTGAATCCTCAATCAGAGCGGAAATGAAAGCTCGTGCTTTTGGTATGGATATTAACACAGCTGCTATTAGAGATGCTGCTGCAGCATTCCAATACGGAAATGGAACTGCCGCTGACTTAGCCGCTAGTATTACTGACCAAGTTGGTTCTGCTGAAGAGTTTGGTAAGATGGCTCCTGGTATGCAAAAAATATACGCTGATGCTGTTGGTATGACTACACAAGAACTTACCGATATGTTGGTGAAGCAAGAGGGTTTGAACAAAATGACCGACACTTATGGTGAAGATGGTGCCAAAAACATTGAAAAAGTTAAAGCCGCTCTAACCGGTACTGGTGCTACATTAAGTTCAATGCTACCACTTTTAACATCATCTACAACTTTAATAAAGAATTTGGGTGGAAATACAAACGTAGGTGGTTTATTTGGTAAAAAAGCATCCGCAGCAACACCCGCTGCAGCCCCATCCGCAGGTGGAGCTGGAAAAGCTGGTGGTGGTGTTGGAAAAATGATTGGTGGATTAGGTAAAGGTGTTGGTGGTGCTTTAAAAGGTATTGCAAGTGGATTTGCTGCTTTTGCTAATCCTATGGTTGCTCTTGGTGTAGGTATAGTTGCTGCTGGTTTAATTGGTGTTGGATTTGCTCTTAAATTGGCTGCTCCTGGCATCAAAGCAATTGGTGAAGCAATTTCTACGGTAGTTGGTTCGCTTGGAGACTTTATTGTTAAGATTGCACAAATTGCAAGTCCTGAAGTGGGACTTGGATTGATGAGTTTGGCTGCTGGGTTTGGTTCTCTTTCTATCGCTTTAGCATCTTTTGCTATCGCTGGAACCGCTGCTGCTCCTGCGATGGTGGCTGTGGGTATGTTTACCGCAGCAATGACCGCTTTGAGTGCTGTTGGTGGCGGTGGTGGTGGAGACAAAGACCCACTATTGGAAGAGATTAAAGGACTTCGTTCTGACATTCAATCACAACCAATAGTTATTAAAGTAAACGACAAGTTGGTTACGGAAATGAATAGAGCTAACTCTCGTATGGAAACTG